ACTAAAGGACAACAAATAGGATTAAGTGGAAACACAGGAAACTCTTCTGGTCCACACTTACATTTTGAAATGAGAGACAATATTCGTTGGTCAGCAGGAAAAGATATAGATCCACAAGCAATATTAGATAAATAGAAAAGGAATGATAAAATGTCTGGCAGATTAATTGTAGGCTCAATGCCTATAGGTCACAACCAAGATTTAAGTCAAAGAATGATTGATGCTCTTCGTGATAGTCAAGTTATATACACTGATTACATGCCAGACAATTTATATGCTGTATTAGATTTTTATAAAATAAAAGCAGACGAACGTGATATAAGAATATTAAAAAGTACCAACACAATGTTTGCAGACGAGTATCAAATAAATGAAGTTATTAATTTTATTAAAGAAGGAAGAACAGTACTATTGGTTGCTGGAGAAGGTCAAATAGGAATGGCAGATCCTGGACCTCAATTTATCCAAGCATGCATAGAAAATGATTTACTTTATACAGTTTACCCTGGACCAAGTGCTTTTGCTACAGCATTTGTTGCAAGTGGAATAACCAATGGAGATTTTTTTACATCTTGTAACATGGACTATCCAGAAAAAACTATTGAATACTTTAAGGATCAAGATACTCCTTTAATAATACCAGTATGGCATTATAAGTTAAACGATGTGTTAAAGTTATTAGATGAAAAATTTAAATTCACCAATGGTAAAACTAAAAAAGTTACACTCTGTATTAACATGACCACAAATGAAGAAATGTTTATTACTGAGTATGTAGAGGATATTTTAAATAGTGAAAAACTTAAACACTTAAAAGAATATCCTAAGATAATGCTTGTAATTAGTGATTTTGTTACTAGATAGTATACTTATCAAAATCTTTAAACTTTATTGATCTATAAACATTGTATCTATTACCATCTATTGGATCTTTAACACCATGAATAAAGTTTTTGTTACCAGCCCACATAACTAAAGAGTTGGCCTTTGGTTTAAATTCATAATTTCTTTCAGGGAAATATACTTGACCACCAGAATAATCATCATTAATATATATATTACAGGATAAGTATCCATCCCAAGCATTTTTCCAATCATGTAACTCTTCTTCTTTTGGCTTCTGCCTGTCAAGTCCTTCAATAATATCAGTATGAACAGGAGTAATTGCTCCTGGGGTTGCTATTGTTGCAGCAAGCATATGAGTATTATCATCAACAAATTCCATACCATATAATTCTGTTGCTGTTTCAATTATTTTTTTATTATATTTATTTTGTATTTCAATAATCTCTGGGGTAATAACTTTATCTATTTCTTCTTGAATATGTTGACCATCTTGTGGTTGTGCTGCTGATACACAATCTAAAAACTTTAACATAATGTTATAATCGTCAACATCCATAAAGTTTTCTTTAGTTTTAATTAAACTTATATCATTACCTAAAACATCTACGAAAGAGTTCATTTAGTGTGATAGTCTTTGTTAAGATCTTTTATGTATTGCAAGTTTGCTTTATATGGAAAAGGTATTTTTTCTAATCTTGTATCTAACTCTCTTTGGGTTATGTTAGAGAAAAATGCTACTATTGTATATCTTGGATTACCTGAACCTATGTCATGTATTTTATGTTCATATATGTATGATGCTGGAAACATAAATAATTGTCTTGCTTTTGGTTTAATTTTTATTCCAAAGTTTATAAATTCTAATTCTCCACCAGCATAATCATCGTTTGGATAATATACCATTGCAACAGTTCTTGGTGTTCCGTATGAATCATCTGGATGCATACCAAAATAATCACCTTCAGTGTATTTACTTATTCTCCAGTATTCCCTACTTTGTGGGTCTAGATCATAGTGCCACAAATATGAATCAATAACTTCTTCAAAAACCTTGCATAGTTCTAAATCTTTTTCAGGTTCTTCAAAGGTAATCCAAGTACTTACACCTTTTTTACCAACCTCTTTGGGAATCTGATTTCCTTCTGAATCATGAATATAATCTTCTCTAATAAAACTGCCATCTTCATCAAGTTTTTTAATATAGTCTAGTCCTTCTGGCCAAACCTCATTATATATGTGTATTCCTGGTGCTGGTTGTTCATGTTTAAAATTATTACCTCTACGACTTTGTGTTATATTTAATTTGGCATTAGCCAGTTTAATAGGATCCAACCTTATACCTTTCTCTTAGTATTAATTATATCATGCATCTTTTTTTATGTATATGTCAGAATACCCGCAATATCCCAGGGCATAACCAACAACAGACCAATCTGAATGAGTGTTTAAAAATTTATTTACAGCCTCTACACATTCATATTCTTGTTGCTCAAACCATCCCCAAAATGTATAATCGTTAATTCCTATTACTCCACCATCATTAATTATCTTATTAGACTCAACTAAATAACTATACACTGATTCATAGTCATGGGCAGCATCAACATATATGTAATCAAATTTTTGATCTAATGTTTTTATTGTGCTATCTATGTTGCCAGCCACAGTTATAACATTTTTATCTTTAAGCAAGTCTTTTACATATTGTTCATGATTTTCTGCAGTCCACCTACCGTATCTAGCACATGGCTCATTAAAAAAATCTAACAAATATGAAACATTAAAATTTTTTCTATCTAGCAACCATTTAGAATAGTCTCCACCACCTGCACCTAGTTCTAAATAAGAGCCTTCATTTGGTAAAATAGATAAAATATTATCATCAAATCTATCAGCAAACAACCTTGCCTTAGTTAGTTTATATGAATGTATATAATCAAATCTTTTATTTTCATTACGAAAGTCCATATATCCTTTTCTATTAATACTATTATAGCACTCGTGATACAATGGGATAAAGGATTTTTGTGAATAAAGTAGCCGTAATATCAATTGCTTGGGGCAATAAGTATAAGCACTTTGTGCCATCTTGGTACGATCACATTCAGTCTCTCAAGATTAAACCAGACGAAATCATAATTGCATATCATCCAGATGATGATACTGGGGTTAAGAACTTAGATGCTAAATTAGTAAAATGTTATGAAAGATCATACTCTAAAATGTTAAATGCTGCTATAGAACAATCCAATTCAGATTGGATAATTCAATGCCCACTTGATGACATGATACTTCCTAATGCCTTAGACTTTGTTAACTTTGTAGAAAAAGATATAGATATAGTTTTGACATGTAGAAGAACAACTAAGGGTGACGTTCACATTGGAGACTGGAGTTCATTAGCAAAAAAAATGATAGATCATAGAGTTTGCCATACTAGTCCATTTAAAAAATCTTTATGGGAAAAGGTTAAGGGGTTTCCAAATTATATTCTTGCTGATTGGGCGTTCTTTTTGTTAGCATACAAAGAAAATGTAAAGGTAAAACATTGGGGAGAAGTTACAGTATTGTCAAATGTTGACGATAATTCTTTAGGTGCGTCTAATGAAGAAAAAGCGTGGAATGAAATAATTAAATTAAGGCAAGATTTAAATATATGATAGGTATATTGCCAGCATCTGGAAAAGCAGAAAGATTAAAAGGAATACCTAAATTTGCAATACCAACAATGAATAATGAAACCCTTATACAAAGACATGTAAGAATGATGCGTGATCATGTTGATAGTATAAAAATTTGTACAACCAAAGATTGGTTTAGGTTAATAGAAACCCTATGTCCTGATATAGAACTAATAGAATTAGAATCATCTACAATGAGCCATGCAGTAAAAGTATTGGGAACTTCAGATAGTATTATTGGCATGCCTGATACATTTTATAAAGGAGAAAACCCATATAAAGAATTATCAAAAATTAATGATGATATTGGACTTGCATTATGGAAATGTCCTACAAACCTTCGTGGTCTAGTAGGTCAAGTAAATATTAAAGATAACAAAATTATAAACATGTCTGATAAAAACCCTATGTGTGATTATCCTTTTGTATGGGGTGCAATGAAACTTTCTAAAGATGCAATCAATAGTTTAGATCCAAACACATATCATCCTGGTATATGCTTACCAAACCTCATAGATAAATTTTCTCATTCTACTTGTGTAATAAAAGGAAAGTATATAGATTGTGGAACACCTGAAGGCATTAGAAATATGTTAATGTCAGATAGCGATATGATATAATTATATTGTCTGCTCCTAGGAGGGACAAAACAACTCGCTGAAAAGGAGAAATAAATGGTAACATCTATGTTGGATCTTTTTCAAGATCCTTTTTTTGTTGGCTTTAACCGTGAGTTAGAGCGTTTCAAGAAGGTACAAACAAACAGTACAGGATATCCACCATATGATCTAATCAAAATTGACGAAGATACATATCAGGTAGATATCGCTCTTGCTGGCTTTGCCAAGGATGATATTGAGGTAACTGTGGATAACGGTTCTCTTATCATTAAGGGTGAAAAAAAGGCTGGTGGGGATGATTCTCATACTATACATAAGGGAATCAGTTCTCGTAAGTTTACCCGCATTTTTGCATTGGGTGAATATATGGAAGTAACTAATGCTGAATTGGTTGATGGACTATTGACTGTCAAGATTGAAAGAATCGTGCCAGAAGATAAAAGGCCCAAACAAATTCAGGTAAAATAGACTCATAGTTATTTAATATTAACTAGAGGGACCTGAGCATGTCTGTAAACTGCTCTTTACTTTTTGACTATTGATTGGTATACTAGTTATATGGTTCCAGATGACGTATTGTACCCTTTTGAAGAATTTGTAATGAATAAAAATAAAACTCTTAAAGGATACATATATGATTATTTTGGCAGAGAATGGTATTATCAATGCCCTTCATGCTATACAGATATTTATGCTCCTGGTAAAAAAAGTATTCAAAAAGCAACAAAGTATCATTTTAAAGAAGTCTGTGGTGGTGGTTGGTAATGTCTAAACAATGTGGAACGTGTACAAAATGTTGTGATGGAACAACCAGTGTTGGTGGAGATATATTTGGTCACATATATGGAAATGGCAAACCTTGTCATTTTTTAAATTTAACTGAAAAAAAATGTGGCATATATAAAGATAGACCAAACGATCCTTGTAAAACATATCAATGTATGTGGTTAAAGTATGATGATGTTCCAATATGGATGAAGCCAGAACATTCTAACATTATAGTATCTTCATATAGTTTTAAAGGTAGAGACTTTTTAATCCTTAGTGCTATGGGCAAAGATTATTCTGCTAAGTATTTATCATATGTTATAAACTATGCTAAAAATAATAGCATACCTTTAATGTATGAAATAGGCCAGGGCATTGTATTTTTAAATGAACCAGATTTTTTTCAAAACGCTTTGCAAGAGTCAGAAGTATTTAATGCAATGAGACAAATTACAACTCATGGACATACAGAGATAGTTTAACTTTCTTTTTTGTGGTTAGCAACGTATCTTGAAAACTTTTCTCTAATTGTTCCATCTTTTCTGACACGAACGATCCAACCATCTTTTATTTGAATTTGGTTGTGTGCGTATTTTTTCTTTCTATTTTTTCTTAACCTGTTATTGCTCATTGATTTTTTTTCCTTGATAGGATCTGCCCCAAAAAAATGAGGATATCATTAATAAACCAATAACCAATGAATGCCAAAAATAAAATGTGTTCATTACAAAACTATTCTATTTGATTTAGTATAATCTTTACCAAAGTCAGCAAACAATGCTTTATCTTTTTCAGCATTAACAATTCTTCTTGACCAAGTAAAACCAGCGTCGCCACCCCATGCTAACCACATAATCTTTCCGTTAGAGGGATCTGTTGCATTATTAAAGTCTTTACCTTTTTTATCTACTTCGTGTCTTGAAAAATAAGAGTACATACGTTTAACTGTGCTTAAAGATATTGACTCTCCTCTAGCAAGTTGACCTGCACGAGTCCAACCAACTGATGTACCAGCACCTTTTGCTTTGCCATCTTCTTTGTATTTGATTGCTCTGCGTGCTGCTGATCTTACACCTGCTGGTGGAGAATATCCATCTGCTTTTGACAGACTATCTGTTTCATAAACAACAGTGTCATCATCTTCCCAAAGATCATCTGCTTTTGCTGCAGGTACACAATTAGGAACTGGTTTACCATTTGCTCCTGGTTTCATACCACGTTGTACATAACCATCCCAACATGGTGCTTGCTTGTTTACATCTTCTGAATTTATTGGTTCACCTTTCATGTCTACTATTGTAGCATCCTTATACATCATACCTATACTATATGCTGTTGCTTCCCACTTACCGTCTTCATATTCAAAAATTCTAACAGCCATTGCTGGATTCTCTGGTGGCATTGATTCAATTGCATACTCTGTTCCAGGAACTCCGTAAGTTCCACCTTCAATCATAATGTGCTCAACCATTCCATAAACTACCCCTTCAGAGGTAGAGCCCATAACCATATCGCCTTCTTTTATCATATACATATTGTACCATTATAATAAAAAGACAGGTAGTTAATTAAAACTACCTGCCTTTAACTAAATTATTTCTTTTTGTTTGCTTTAGCAGACTTTGCTGCTTTTTCAACTTCTGCTACATCTGGAAGTCTTCCAAATGCTGTATCGCTTGGATTAATTGCACGTAATGCTACTGGGGCAATTGCTGCCAATAGAGCATATGCTAGATCTTTTGGATCTGTTACGCCTGTCATGTACAATGCTAGTCCAGCACCTAGGACAGAGCGTCCGTATGATGCAAGAGCGGCTTTTAATTGTTCTTTATTCATTTTATTTCTCCTTTTTCTTTGAGCATTTAATATGCCCAAACCTATGAGTAATTTTTCTTGGACCAAAAGTTTTTTTTGTATCCATTTTCCATTACTTTTTTAATACCGTAAGACATTCTTTTAAATTGTTTATCATTATATTCTAATCCCTGAGAAGTCCAATCTTCTCTTTTGATAAATATCATTTGATATATTGGAGTTCCAGCAGGTATCAAACCTTCAAACCCTTTCTTTACCATAAAAGGTATTGGCCCATTAACTGACCATTTGTCTGTGTCTATAATACCATTCATTGTTAAGAATGGTAGATCTAATCTGTTTGCTGGATGAAAGTATAATGTACTATACCCCGCAGGAGTCTGAGGTTCCCACTGAGTTATCCAATGAAATTCGGTAGTACAATAGCCATCAAAGTTAGGAAATACTCTTCTAGAATCAGTATCCTGTGTTCTAGTAGACAATGGCTTAATTGGTCCAGCCCACTTATAATTTATAATATCATTACCTGTATTTGGATCAACACCAAGATTAATTATTTCAACATCACATATTAATTCTTGTGTATACCCTGAAGTTAATGCATCTAAAAATGGTGGACATTTTTTTGCTGTACCGTCGTCTCTGTTGCCTCTCAAAGTTGGTTGAAGAGTAGGCATATCCTTAAACCATTTTGGTAAATAGTTTTTTGCAGACTGTGGTCTTGGGGTCATAAATTCTGCATCCTGACTAGATGGAACAAAGTTTACTTCTTGACTATTTGTCATGATAAAAACATTTTTCTTTCTAGTGAGTCCATGTGTGAATCACACAAGTTTAACTCTCTTGGGTAATCATTAAATATCCGTGTTGCTTCTTCAGTGCAAGAGTATTCTTCACATACACGAAAAGCACTCCACGCTACGTCTGTTGGGTCTTTAAGCCTTATCAAGATCCACCTCCTCTGGAATTAATTTTTTTAATTCACGAAATGAATTTGATACAACCTGCATTTGATTTCTTGTGTCAGTATCAAAAATAGCACCGTACTTGTCGTGAAACTCTACAATTGGGCTTAACTCTGTTACTACATTGCTAAGAGTTTTTTGCACATTTTCAATGTATTCAAAAGCAGACTCTCTCGATTGATTAAGAAAGTTTATAAAACCCTCTTGAACATCTGTTTTTACAGAATCTTCTTTATCTTTATCTTTTAACTTATCAAGCAAAAAAGCGTTTGTTGTAGTTGCATCTAACTGCATTTGAAGTATTTTATTTAAAGCATCTGCATATTGAAACTTTAACCATAAATTTTTTAATACTGTCACTATAGACAATGCTGTAGTAAATATTAATAAAAATATTAACCAACTATTTTGCATCTTTTATAGCCTCTCTTGTTAATAAAACAATAGCACCATTTTGTTCTAATGCTTTTTTAACTCTAATTATATACTCAACTGCCGCTATCTTTCCATCATGATCTAGCCTGGCTAAAGACTTAGGGTCTAGTTTAACAGACAAAAAGTTATCATTATCTATAATCTGCACACCAAAGTTTTTAGGTGCAGTAATAGAACGAAAAGCCCTTTTCATGCTGTCAGTATACATTATTAGTCCTATAACATTATATCAGAGGCCACTATTTATTCATACCCATGGTTAAGGTTTGCCAAATGTTTGCCCATATTGGTTTTGTTTTGTGGTTATTAAACTCTCTAGATATTTCTCCTTGCTCAAGATAAATACCGCCCCAAACTCCCCATTCTTTTTGAGTAATACCAACAGAAAAACATTCTTTCATGACAGGACACTCTGAGCATAGTTTGTCTATGGCTGGCCTAAGCATTAAATCATTTTCATATTTTTCAAAAAAAATATTAGTATCATATTTATAACACGATGCCTTATCTTTCCATTCATGTTTTTTCATATTAACCTACATATTTAGTTGGCATATTCCAACCATCTCTTGATGGTGAAAATATTTTTTTAATATACCATGCTCCATTTACAAAAGCACCAGTAGTAGATAGACGCCCTTTATCTGATTGCGTCAGTTCTATTACGTCCCAACCATCCCAAGATAGTTTTTTATTATTTGCAACAATTGATTCCATAGTTTCTAGTTTATCAATTATCATCTTGCACCACTATCAATTGCTTTAAAACCATCTTCTCTATCAAACAAAACCCAGTCCATTGATTCTATTTGCATTTCTCTATTTATGTGTTCAAGAACGATATCTTTATCTAGTTCTCCACATGTGTATAAATCAAATTGTAACATTGCAGGATCTTTTTCATCCCAAATATGAAATGCAATATGAGATGTTTCAATCATTACTATTGCTGTTAAACCACGATTTCCTTCTGCTTCAACATAAGAAGCAAACGGTCCTTTAATAATTTTCATTTGTATTGCATAAACTAATCTTGTTAAAAATCCAACGCCATCTTCTGGAGTCTTTAATGGATTCTTTACTTTGGCATTAATTAATATGTGTTTGTGTTGTAACATTGTTTTCTTTCTCTAGTAGCGGAATATTCCAACTTCAACGTTGTGAAGTTCTGCTTCTGCAACTAATGCAGAAGGTTGATCCTGTGGTGTACTTAAATAAGC